GAAAGTTCGTGGAGAGAAACCCGAAGGCAACCTACGTCATGTCCGTGATTTTCTTCGTTGCTGGATTCCTTCTAAGTGGATTCGCTTGCAGCGTAGGAAGCGTCGGGATGTTCTATGCCTCGTATGGAGTCCTCTTCGGATGCTCGTGCGGGCTCGGGTATGTGGCCCCGATTAAGACCCTGATGCTCTACTTCCGTCATAACAAGGCGGTCGCATCTGCCATTGCCATCCTCTCGTTCGGGTTGGCAAAGTCTGTTGCAAGTCCGCTGTACACATACCTTACTTCAAACTATGCTATCGACCAAGTTTTCTACCTCCTTGCTCTAATCTATACGGTTCCGCTTATCGTGACCTCGTTCCTGTTCAGGAAGTTCCCTGTCAATTACAAACCGCCTATGGTTGAGACAATCAATATCGGAAAGACGGTTAGAACATTGCCTTACATTTCAATCTGGTTGTTCTTCTTCATCAACATCGCTTGCGGCCTAGCCTTCATCAGTCAGGAAGCTCAACTCTATTCCCACTATGGCGTGGCACTCGGTATGGCAACCTTGCTGTGTACATTGAGCGCTGTTTTCAATGCTGGCGGACGTTTCGGGTTTGCTTGGATTAGTGACAAGTTCGGTCGATACACTCCTTACATACTCGTGTTCGCATTGAGTTCCTTGCTGTGCTTGCTGAACTTTGGTTTTGCTGGACTGGGCCTGTTCGTTGTCAGCGTCATGCTCATCAACGCTTGCTATGGCGGAGGCTTCTCCGCTTTGCCTGCACTGCTTGCAAGCAAGTACGGGATAACGAACACCTCTACAATCCATTCACTGACGTTGAGTGCTTGGGGCATTGCAGGAATTGCTTCCCTCTTCTTGAAGCAGCTACCAGTTGATACCTTGTTCATCACATGCTTCGTACTGTATGGTTTTAACCTTCTTTTGCTGTACCTGAGCAAGAAATAACTATATTTACAACGGGTTTCCGCCGACCTGCAATAGTGGTCGGCTTTTTTGTTGCTGGAATAATATATTTTAAGGTAGAATAAAGATTGGAGGAAACCGATATGGTATCGGCTGGCCTTTTAATAACAGACGGCGAGAAGTTCCTTGTGGAGCTGCCGCTACACCAGACTCCTGGTGAACACCATTTTGATTTGCCCAAGGGTCACGTCGAGGATTTCGACAGTGACTTTAGGGGCACTGCGTTTAGAGAAGCTAAGGAAGAGACTGGTTACGATTTTGATTCTTATAAGGACCGTGCAATCGCATTGTGTGATGCACCTGTAAGCTACATCAAGGGCAAGCAGATTGTCCTTTACCGCCTTGATTTGACTAAGGATGAAATGCCTGCTATCGGCGAGTACAAGTGCCAGAGCTTCTTTCCAGACAAGAGGACGGGTAAGACTGTTCCCGAGGTTATCGGCTATGCGTACAAGCCGCTTTCGGAAATCAGGAAGTGGCTCTTCAAGGGATATAGCCGCACTTTCGACAGACTCGGTCTGTTTCAGGATAGCAAATGCTAAAAGCAATTGAATTTATCGTCACTGGAATTATAGGCCTTCACATCGTGGGCGGACTGGCTATGTTCGTCCGTGAATGGTGGTTGTTCCGTAAGGCCAAGACAAGGTTCCAGAAATAACAAGGAGACAAAAAATGAACAACGAAAAAATCCTAAACATCATGGAAAACCTGTCCAAGGCTGTCTACGACATTGCCGCAACGACCAAGCACATCTACAAGGATGAACACCCGACTGGTCCAACAATGCCTATGCCGACAATGCCAGGTCAGCCGAAGTTTCCACCCCCGCCTGCCCTGTGGTCAAACCAGACCAACCAGTTCCCGCCACGTCCTCAACCGTGGCCTGCACCTGGCCCGCACCCGATGGTGACACAGCAGGACATGGATTTTAGCAACTACGTTTTCAAGCAGGTTTTCCATCCAAATGACAACAGTTCGTTGAAACCGCATCCGACGAAACCGAACGAGTTCTGCAACATGCAGGACTATACTTTCCAGAGAATGAATGGAAATGTTCCAGCGAAGGCAAAAATCCTTTCAGACCCGTTCATGAAGCCGAACCAGAATATAGAGTCCGACCCAGACAAGTTGTTCAACAACATAGACCTCGGCGGAGGTAATCCAGAACCAATTCGTAACTTGGTGAAGGAAAATCCCGATGCTGTGAATAAGGCTGTGCAGAACTTGGGCATGATGAAGACTCTTGGAAGTCCTTGCTGGGATATTGCCAAGTCTGATGAACTTGAAAAGGAAATTGATTCCATTAGAGTTGCAATCAATGTGGCTGTCCGAAATTGCGACACCGAGGCTTTGAAAGAAAAATCGAATAGGCTCATCGGATTGTCACTCGCACGCTCATATCTCCAATTTGGCGAATCGGACACACGGAAGAAGTTGCTGCAGGAGGAAATGAAGGACAATCTGTCAGCCCTTCAAGTATTCAACGATGCTGTTTCCCGTGCAGAAGCCGAACGAGACAAGGAATTGAAAGAAAGTCTTCGTCAGTACGAGAAGTCTCAGGCAGTCACTGATAGCAGCATGGGTGTCGGCGATAACTTGAAGGATTCCATGGATAACTGGGGTAAGCAGAAGCCTGTTGAACGCAATGTTCCCATAAATCCTCATGTTGACGCAATGGCATTGAACCTGCGTCCGAACGAAGCTGACGTGGAGAAAAATTATCTGGCCAGCATCGATGCCAAGGAAACTGTCGGCAAGATGTCAGCCGTACTGGAAGAGTGTTCCCGTTTGACCAATGAACCCGCCGTTCCAGGGAACCCCGTGTTGGACGAGGAAATGAACAAGGAAGTTCCAGAAACGCCAGTCGTTCCAGAACCAGAAACCCCAAAGAAAGAAATCAAGAAAACCCGTAAGAAGACCAAGACGGAACCTGAATCTCCAAAGATAACCGCTGCCTCTGCTTGGTAAGAGAGGGTATTATGGCAAAACGAATAAAGAAAGGAACATTGCTGGACACAGGCTCTAAGTATTTTATCATACTTGGGGCCTCAAACGAGCGAGGAGCCAAGTTTGGTCTGGCTGATACACGGGAACAGGTAAAGGCGGTGGTGACATCATGGAAACTTGATGGTCTTTCTGGTGAGTACGCCGTCTTTAAAAATGACCGTGTAGGAAAGATTTAGCATAGAAATCCCACAAACAGGAAAGCCTCCGTGTTACACGGGGGCTTTTTATGTTTCACGTGGAACATTTTTAGAACTTGATACCTTCCCTCTTGAAGGTCTTGTCAAACTCGGGCCATAGCCACTTTCCGATTTCCTTCAACGGGAGATATTCGTAGGAGCAAGCCTCTGGCATAGCGGCATTCTTCTTCGGGTCGTGGAAGTATGACTTGCATGAATATGATGTCAGCGGGGGTAGTTCTTTCAGGTTTATCCGATAAAGCATCAGGTTGTTTCCCTTGCGGAACGGGACCTGCTTGCGGAAAACTCCGTGTGCATCATTGTAATACTTGTGCCAGTTGTAACCAGTTTCCTCCAATGCTTCCCTGAATGCGGCATCCTTTACGGTTTCGCCATCGTTCTCTACGTGACCCTTTGGAAGGTCGTACTGATGAGCCTTGCCTTTCTTGTTGCCTGTCGGGAGTTCTGCTAGGAACACCTTTCCGTCGGTGATGAGAAGTCCTGATGAGCAAGACGGGTGGTTAACATCGTTTCTCGGGTCGGCAAATTCAAGCAAAGTCTTTGCTAAATCCTTCACGGCTTCCAACTGAGCCTTGGAAATAAGTATCTTCCCTGCCGATTCGTTAAATGTATCTATGATATGTCTAGGTGTCATATTGGTGGTGCGTAAATTCTACTGATAGTTTATTATATCTTGCTGGTGGTTACTACGGGCGGTTGGTGCAAAAAGGGAGCCTGCCTTGCGGCAAGCTCCCTTTCAGTTCCTTTTCAGGGGAGAGAGTGATTACCACTCTTCTTCCTGAGCAGCCGTACCGAACGGACGGTCGAGAGTGTGGCCACCAACTGCAACACCAACGGTGTCGAGAGTTACGCCCACAGTCGGACCTTCGTTAGATTCCCAAGGAATGTCGCCAGTGAAGGAAACACCCAAGAGGTCGTTGTTCACGAAGCGAACAACACGGTAGAACAAGCCGCAACCGAGCAAGTTGCTGACAATGGCGTAACGGCTCTTCACGATGAGACGTGGGCTTCCGTCTTCCTGTCCTGCAGTCTTGCAGAAGATGTACGGGATGTACGGCATGAAAATGATACCAGATTCGCCCTGACGTGGTCCCTTGTAACCAACGAGAGCGTAGTCCTGCCAGGAGTAGATATCCTGATAGAGCTTAATCTGACCGTTCAGGAGAGAACCAGCGTCGGAAACGCCACCACCTGGCTGAACAGCTGCATCCGTTCCGAGGTAGGTCGGGATGTAAATACCAGAGTTAAGGGTAGAGATAGCTGCAACGATGCTCGGAGAGCAGATTGCGAAGTTACCAGAGCCCATACGAGTCGTAAGAGAAATCTTACGAGCAACTGCGATAATCGTGTTCACGATACCGCCAGCGATGCGTTCGGCAACCCAACGGCCATCGTTGAAGTGAGCATCCTTGGAGAGGTCAACCGTGATAGCAGCTTCACCACCGAACATCGGGTTCTGAGCAACAGACACCATAGCGGCGAGAATTTCACGGTCAATTTCCTGTTGGATTTCAAACTGCAAGCCTTCGAGCAACAGGGCTTCAACGTCCTGTCCGTGAGCAGCAGCCATATCCTGTTGAAGTTCAAGAGTGTAATGGCTCTTGATAGCCTTTGTACCCACACGGATAGCACCACTTACCACCTTGATAGAGGCTTTCTTGATGTTATAGTGGCCTTCGGCTTCATTGTACTGGTCGCCAACACCTGGCTGGTCCATCCAGTGGTTGGTGAGGAATGCGTTACCAGCCTTGTTAGCAACGTTCATTGCAGCGCCATCGAAAGACGGGCCACCGAACGTACCTTCGGCATAGTTAGAGAGCATTTCACCCTGAGTAGTTGTCCACGGGTTGAACGTACCGTGTACACCAGTGTGGTCGGCAACGAGGTCGTAACCGATTTCTTTCTTCAAACCACGACGGAAACCAACAGTCTTCGGAGCTTCGTCGTCATAGAGGAAACGCAAAGCGAAGTAAATTCCGTTAGGAGTTGTGGTCGGGATGGTTGCTACGGTCTGCATAGCCAAGAGGTCAGGGAACTGACGACGTACGAGCGGCAAAGCATACTGCTGGTACTGGGCTACGTCAGCACTGACGTTAGCAGATTCTGGGAGGAAACCCTTGTTGAGCTTGCACTGGGTTTCAAGAAGTGTGGAAACCACAGCAGCTTCAGCACGGGACTTGAGCTTACGGCCAAGGTTGGATTCCAAAATCGGAGCCCACTTGCTCGTAGCTGACTTAGGTCTGAACTGTTGCATAATGTTATCCTGTGCCATCTGGCACCGTTTGAGTTCTACTTTAAGTTTATTGAGGTATTTTCACGAAAAAAAA